TAACAGCTTCGGGTAACGTACTTGTTTCGGGTAACGTTACAACGGGTACTCCTATTGCAATTGCAAGTGGTGGTACGGGTTTAAATTCGTTTACAGAAAACGATCTGTTATTAGGTCCAGCATCTGGAGGAACGGCGTTAGATAAACTTTCTCCTCATACAGCATCAGGTAAAAAATTCCTTAGAAGTTCAGCCGCGGGTGTAGCATGGGACGATGTTTCTTCGACTTTACAGACTATTACAGATGGGGGTGCATCGACAAATAATGAAATTTCATTTACGAATGGGGTAACATCTTTAACAGCTTCGGGTAACGTACTTGTTGCGGGTAACGTTACAGCTTCTATAATTAAAAGTACAAGTTTAACTTCCGGTAAAATACCGTATGTGAATAATGACAATGAAATCATTGACGGTCCAATAGGTCATGATAGTACAACTAATAACACATTTGTGTCTTCAAACCTATACGTTACAGGTAATTTAAACGTACAAGGCGAAACATTTTTTCAAGACAGTAATATACATGTCATTTCTGACCCCCTTATAGAATTAGGTAACGCGAATGTCATTAACACCATAGATATGGGTATAATCATGACACGCCCAACCGCAAATGTAGTTTCGGGATACATGGGTGACGAGAAAAAATACGTTATCGCGTATACACACAGTGACCCACACGGTGCACATATCGTTCCTACGAACTCATCGTCGGATCAATATATAACTTTGAGTGTTGAAGGTGGTAATGTTTTGGCGGGTAACGTCACGACGACGGGTAAAATGACCGCAGATACTTTTCATGGTGATGGTTCAGCTATAACAAACTTAGATTTAGGTGACGCTACTAATACCGGTCAAGTTGCTATTGCACGTGGTGGTACGGGTGTAGCTACAGGTCTTACTGTACTCGACCCCACTCATTTGAGTTCAGAAGTCTTACTCGCTAAGGGTGGTACGGGTTTAACTGCAGTAGCACAAAACGAACTGTTATTAGGTCCAGCGTCTGGAACGGCGTTATCTAAACTTTCTCCTCATACAACAACAAGTAAAAAATTCCTTAGAAGCGATAATACCGGAGTAGCATGGGACGATGTTTCTTCCACTTTACAGGCTATTACAGATGGGGGTGCAACGACAACACAAACAGTCGCGTTTAATAACACGACCACAGGTTTAACGTCTGCGGGTGATATAGATATCGCCGCTACGAAACAAATCGATTACGCGGGTGATGTTTTAATTAAATCGTCGGCAGGTGCAGTAGCATCTTTGAAAGTAACGAATGTAGTAAAACTCGACCCAAGTTACGCAACGTCTTCGCATAACGTTTTATCGATAGATACAACGACAACGCCGTGGGAGATTTACGATTCGGGAGGACAAGGTGGTTCATCATTCACTAATATACGTGAAGAAGGTTCAAATGTATCAATTGGTCCAACTGCGGCATCTGCAAACCTTGAAGTAAATACATACGGATCTAACGTACTCACGGTTTCAGGGAACGTAGCAGCCGATAATATTACAATCGGGAGTTTACATGTCGCTGCATCACCATTTAATTTTGATGATGTTGTGAGTGTATCTACAGGTGCAAACGTAACTTCAAATGTAATTACAGTTGGGGGTCTCGTTACTTCAGGGAATGTCGAGGCTGATAACATTACAGTCACAGGGAACGCAACTTCCCAGAACATTAAATTAACAAATACAGATATATCCGCAGCCATTTCTTCCGGAACAATAACAATAGATGCCAGAGAAAAATCATATGGTACAGCACCTTTAGTCACATCTACAGATGATGTTTCGAATCTTGTATTCTCGAATCTTATATCAGGGTCCCAGATTGTAGTTCCAATTCTCGCGAGTGGTGGTACTATAAAAATTTCAAAAGAATTGACAAATGTAAATTTTTATGCCATGACCACTGATGTTTCTGTCAACCAAGACAAACATGCACTCATGACATTATCAAATGTATCTGGAAATATTTATATGAATGCCTTAGCATTTGCCTAGGTTAAAAAATAAAACCTATGTATAATATAATAAAATATGTCTGGAGGTATTGCCCAACTCGTTGCCGTCGGTGCACAAGATGCCCATCTCGTCGGCCAACCTGAAGTTTCTTTTTTCAGGTCCAACTATAAACGTCACACAAACTTCGCCCAAACTGTTGAGAGACAGGTTATCCAGGGCAACCCAGCCAGAGCTGGTATGTCGACTGTCAGATTCGAACGTAAAGGTGACATGATCGGATACGTATACATTTCCAATAGAGCTGGTGACGCCACCGATTGGTCTCAGCAAGTATCCAAAGTTGAACTCTTGATCGGTGGTCAAGTCATTGATGAACAAGAATATGCATTCTCCACTCTTCTTGCGCCAACCATTTTTAACCAAACGTATTCGAAAACAACTTACGCTGGTGAAACATTCTACCCACTCAGATTTTCGTTTTGCGAAAACGCTCAGTCCGCTATCCCATTGATCGCTCTTCAATACCACGATGTGGAATTGAGAATTACATGGGCCGATGACGCAGCTTTGAAGGGTGACCTTGAAGTGTACGCCCAATTCATCCACCTCGATACGGATGAACGCACGGTCTTATCCAGTCAGCCACAAAACATGCTTGTTACACAAACACAAAAAGCTATTGCATCTGCTTCTAAAATCCAAGAATTGAACTTCAACCACCCAATTAAATGTTTGGTTGCCGAAGAAGGTAGAACCGCGACTACAAAACTCAAACTTCAAATAAATGGTACGGATGTTGGTGATTACAAAACAGTTATCCCACACTTTACGTCTGCTCCAATATATTACCATACATCGGCCGGTAACTGTACTGCCGATAACTTGACATTGATTCCATTCTGTCTCGACACGTCGAAGCTTCAACCAACCGGTTCGCTCAACTTCAGTAGACTCGATTCTGCAAGAATCGTTTCCGACAATGGTGTCTTTGCGAAAGACGTCTACGCTGTTAACTACAACATCCTCCGTATTGAAAATGGTATGGGTGGTTTGATGTATTCCAACTAATTTAATTTTAGCCACTTATTATAAATGATTTGGCAATTAATATTTCTCATAGGATTCGTCTTTGTTTTAACGTATGATCCATCATCCGGTGGTTTGGATCACTTAGTCGGTAAAAAACCCGAAAAACCTCTACAAAACGCAGAGTGTAAAGAAGGTCATTACCAAGAAATTCAATTTGCAAAAATGGGGTACCCATGTTCAGAGGAAAAGAAAACACACATGGGTGCGATTATAGGAACTTAAAAAATTGACTCGTATTTTTATATATAAAATGTTTGCATTCGATCGCGATACAGCGACTATAGTTGCCGTGCTCATGTGTATTGTAGCCACAGTGTACATGTACAGAGAACTTAACAAAACTAAAACGGAAATGGATAACGTCAAGGGATTTTATGGAAATCTCATGACTCATTTATCCAGACCACCGCAACCAAAACCGGTATGTGAAATTGAAACCAAAAAGGAGGAGGTTTTAGACACCCAAGTTGCAGAAACCGAAGAAGAATCTTCAGAATAATCATCTTATTCAATTATAACTTGCTTATTAGCAATGATAAAATATAAAGCGATCGCAGTTCCCGTCACTTTTATAGGTGATAAACCACGGTTTCTAACTGTCAGGGATAGAAGATTCAAAGATTGGATTTTCGTTACCGGGGGGTGTAGAAGAAGAGAAATACCAAATCCATTAAGATGTGCATTAAGAGAATTGGAAGAGGAAACAAGGGGGGTTATTTCTTTAAAAAAAGGTGAATATACAACTTACAAATTTACAGTAAAAGAAAGTCCAGGTGTTGATTTAGAATACAATGTTTTTGTATTCTTCGTCGATTACAGTATACAGCAGCAAGCAGATCTTATAAAAAAGTTTAACGATGAAAAACAGAAAATGAATCTTCGTAAGATTCAGAAACAACCAATTAAACGTACACACGACGAGAATGATTTCATGAATTTTGAAACTCTCGCTGAATTTAGTACAAAAAAGCAATGGGACCGTATAGTTAAAAACGTACTCAATAACCCAGAATTTTACGCGTGTGTAACTTCTCTCGATAGAAAAACCTTCTCTATTAAATAATGAAGTCGAAGAACTATATTTTATCTCAAATACGTGAACTTCTCATTGAAAGACACGCATATACTCCAGAACGCGCAGACAGGTACGTAGAATTACATAAAGACGATAAGGTGTATGAACTCCTTGTTTTAAAAAAGAATTTATCAGAAGAAGAAAATTACCCAGAAATTTCATATAGACGTTCTATTTGGCATCATGAATATGAAGATGAATAAATATATATAAAAAAATAAAACTAATATTTGGTAAGTATGTTTAAACGTTGGTGTAAAGACCAAGGTTTTGCAAATAACTCCGATCTATCACATGTGCTCATGGACGGTGGCGTTCTTTCCGTGCCTTTTGATAGATTGAATAATTTTTATGAAAAATGTGTAGAAGCCTATACTTTAGGTGAAAAGATTTTCGTTGTAGAACAAAAAACAGAAAATTATAACTTTTTCATGGATTTAGATTATAAAGATGATGATGAACTATCATTTGAACAGATTAAAAGTATATGTAAGGTCATATGTGATAAAGTCTCTAAATTTGGTGGTAAAGATGCATTAATATCCGTCGCGGAACCTAAACCTATTGATAACCTTATAAAAACAGGTATTCATATTAACTGGTCGGGTTTTGTTGTAAATAGATCATCCGCATTGGCTCTTAGAGAACACGTTATAAAAACATTAAATTTGGCGTATGGGTCACGTGATTGGAAAGACATTGTAGATATATCAGTTTATGGAAATTCTTCGCGTAACACGAAGGGTAGTGGGTTTCGTATGCCATGGTCACATAAAAAGGGAAAACACGAGGCATGCGCCGGTCAGGGGTGTGAGTTATGTAATAACACGGGTAAAGAAACACAAGGTGAATATCTACCAGTATTCATATACAGACACGGTCCTC